TATGGTTTTCTTAAATTTGCAAAATCCTGCAAAGCCTAATTGATATGCCATGTTAAGCATAACGTTTCTGACTTCTACAGGACTTTCTTGAAACCAATCAAATTTCTTTTCAAATCTTTCTTCTAATACTTCTAATTTTTCAGTAAGGATCAGCTCGCAAACTTCTTCAGAAAGATGTAAGTCTTTAATAGCAAACCCCACACCAATCGTGTCGACTCCAGCCGTACATTTATATACAGTAGGTTTATATCCTTCGTGAATTTTTAATTGTTCTATTATATCTTTCATAATATGATACTGTTCTGTCCAGTATTGGTATTTATTTTGCACTCTTTTTAGAAGCTTTCTTTTTCGGCTTTGAGCCTAGCTCTTTCCATCCAATAGCTTTAGCAGCATCAATATCTTCTTTTTTAAATTCTTTAACTAGTTTTGTTCCGTCTGATTTTTTTATAGTTAATTTCATATTTTCCTTTAAGGTTAAAGGGGGCGGTTGCCCACCCCCTTAATTTATAGCTACTTATTAAGAAGCTGGGCTTACTAATGCGAAAACTTTTTTGTTTCCAGCAGTAGTGCTACCAGTAACTAAACAACCATAAACGCTATCTGCAACAAATCTTGTAGATAGAGAAGGTAAGTGATAGTCACTTTGCACTCTAGCTTTCATTCCTGGAGAATAAGCAATGTGCATAGCATCTTTATGTATTAAGTATCCAAGCAACTTCTCGCTTTCGTCTGAAACGCCATTAGCGCTAAAGTTACCAACTGGTGAAGATGAAGCTGCTGAAGAGGCAGAACCTGCGCCGTAGTGCATAAAGTTATTAGAAACAATAACTTGTACTCCACCTAGCTGTCCAGCAAAACCATTAATAAATGGGTTTTGGTCTCCAGCCAAACCAGTTCCTTCATATTTAGCAAATTCAGCTAATTTAAACAAGCTACCATAAGTTGCTGGTGTAAGAACCATAAAGTAGTCACTTGCGTTAGAATCGTTTGTATAGATAGCTTCTAACATATTGGCTACACCCGCAGCAATGATGTCTGTTGAATCATGAGTTGTGTTTAGCTCAATAGTATTTCCAGCCTGATCGCCATCGTCTGTTCCGTTTGCGTAATTGAAAGCAACTTCTTCAAATACTTTAAGAGCTAGGTACTGGTCTACTTTTTTAGCTAAAGCATATCCAAGTTTAGATGTATATAGATTCATTACATCATAACCTGACTGAACTTTTGCAACATCAGTAATTGAAATTGCGCTGTGGATAGCTTGATTGATGTCTAAAAAGTATGCGTCTTCAGCATCAGTAGATTTAGCAAAGGCTAAATTTGTGTCAATCAAAGTTTCAACAGCAACTGTTCCGCCACCATAAGTGTCAGAAGCAGTTAGTTCAGTTTGTCTTGGCAAGTGTATTCTGTCTCCACCGCTTGCAACCAAGCCAGATAAATCATTTGCCATAGCACCAAAAACTAGATTTTTTTCCATGTAATCCATTATTGATGCACCCCATACTTCAGGGATAAACTCTTGTAATGTAGCGGTAGCAGAGTCAGAGTCCTGCAAACCACCAGCAAGAGCAACATTGTTTGTTCCAGCCAAATTCATTTGGATTCTAGAAGTAACATGGAAATCCATGCCAGACTGAATCCAAGGCTTTTGACCTTCAAAAGTTAAGTTAAACATTTATTTCTCCTAATATTTTTAGTTGCCTTTTGCCTTACTTTCATAGAAAGCTCTTCTTTCAGAATCCGTCATGTCTTTCCAGTCTTTGTTCATGACAATATCCTTGCTTCTTCCTATAACTTCAGGGGCATTAGGCTTTGTGTTTGTAATTTTACTAGTAACAAATTCAAGGGTCTCTAAATCGAGTCTTGATAATTGTTCTCTTTCGTTTTCAGGATGTTTTTCTAATAAGGAAGTTCGTCTTGCTTCTTCGTATTTAGACCATTTTTCAGCATTAGAGCTTAAACTTTCTATTTTAGAAGACGCCTCATTGTATAAGGTTTTAAAATCTTCTTTTTCTTTTAGCTTGGCTTCTTCTGCTTTTGCGATCTTTTTTTCCATTTCTGAAATACGAGCTTCTGCATCCTGCGCCCTTGCTCTGTACTTTTTGCTTTCTGCTATTAATGCGCCAACATCAGGCGAACTTGTTGGTGATTCTTGTGTAGGCTGCTCACTTACTGTTTCGCTTGCTACTTGATTTTCTTGGGACATACTGCCCTCCTATATATTGTTAGTTTTAAAAATATAAATACTATATCTTGTATTTATCTTTCGCCATAACTTATATTATGTCAGTTGTCAATTACAACAATTAATGAAAAATAATTTAAAAGAAGAGCTAGATTTTAAGAAGTCTTGGTTTGATTATATGGGGTATAAACCTCACAAAGGTCAAGAAAAATTGCATTACCCAACTAAAGATACGGCTCGGTTTTTTGTTATGGTGTGTGGTAGAAGATTTGGCAAGACGACTTGTTCTGCTATGGAAGCCACGTTTGTTGCCTCGCAGCCGAATAAAAGAATTTGGTGCGTAGGGCTATCTTACGACAAAGCAGACTTAATGTTCCGAGAAATTTGGAAAAAAATGGTAGTTGGACATTCCAACGATATTATAAGAGCTTCTGAAAAAGAAAGATACATTAAGTTTAAATGGGGGACAGTTGTTGAGGGCAAATCGGCAGATAACCCTGATTCATTGGTAGGTGAAGGTTTAGATTTACTTATTATTGATGAGGCTGCTAAAGTAAAAAGAAAGATATGGGATATGTATTTATCTCCTACTTTATCAGATAGAAAGGGTAAGGCGATATTTATTTCTACCCCTGAAGGCTTTAATTGGCTCTACGATATGTATTTGCTTGGACAAAAAGATGAATTATGGGAATCTCACCAAGCACCTTCTTGGGATAATCAGTTTGCTTTTCCAGAAGGACAAAAAGACTCTTTTATTGTTGAGCGTAAGAGAAATATGTCAAAAGAATCTTATGATCAAGAATATGGGGCAAAGTTTACAACATTTGCTGGTCAGGTTTACCCATTTGACCGCAATTTAGATGTAGGTTATTTTCCATACAATCCAAACTATCCTACTTTTTGTAGTATTGACTTTGGATACAGGATGCCAGCAGTAGGTTGGTTTCAAACACAAATGATTAATGGTGAATGGCACATAAATATAATTGATGAGATTGTACACGAAACAAATATTAAAACTGATGAGCTTGTTAGGCGCATTAAATCAAAGCGATATAATGTTAGGGCTTACTACGGTGACCCTGCTGGGAAACAAGCCCAAGGCCAATCAGGCATGGGGGATATTGAGATATTTAGGCAAAACGGCATAAACATACAAACCATAAGAGATAAAGTTTCAAGAAATATATCATCTGGGATTGGGCATGTAAGAGGATTTGTGGAAAATGCTATGGGCAAACGCTATTTACATGTTCACAAAGACTGCCAAGGCATAGCAGAAGATTTAGAAAATTATCGTTATCCAGAACACAAAGAAGGCTATGATTTAAAACCAGACCCATTAAAAGATGGTTTCCATGACCATGGATGCGACATGATAAGATATTTTTTTATAAACAGGTTTCCAATTAAACAACAAGAACTAATAGTGAGGAAAAGATGACAGTAGAACAAATAATAAAAGACTCGATAAAAGACTTTAAACAATCTCAAGCAGAAGCAAGGCGCAATCATGTAAGAAGGCTAATGGATTATTATTGCGGAACAAATACATCAAACTATATATCTCAATATTTTAATGCAGACGCATTTAGAGAGGTTCCTTGCTATGAAGCTAACTTTACAAAGCGATTCATTAATAAAATGAGCCGAATATACACAGTAGGAGCCAATAGAAATGTAAGCGATGCCTATAGCAATTTAACTGTCATGAAAGACGCTAGAATGAAACATGTAGAAAGAATGACTCGCCTAATTGGAAGTGTTGCTACACAGGTTGTGTTTATCGATGGAGATATGCCTCATTTTGATTACAGGCCTGTCTATTATTTTGATGTTCATCTAGGAGATAATCCTTTTAAGCCTGAAGCCATTATGTATCCTATGCTAATGAATGTTGACGATGTTTCTTATACTCAAAAATTAGAATATGCTTATTGGGACAACTCTATATATGCTCATTACGATGAAAGTGGAAACATAATAGAGGAATATGAGCATGGTTATGGAGTTCTTCCGTTTGTATTTACGCACAGAGAAAATCAATTAGATTCTTTCTTTGTAGATGGAGCAGATGACATTGTTTCTTGCAATGAACACGTAAATATAACAATGACAGAGCTACAATTAGGGTTAAGATTTCAAATGTTTGGTCAGCCTTATGTAACTGGGCTGCAAGCCGATAAAAGACTAGAGAGAGCAGGTTCAGATACAATACTTGACCTACCTGAAGGCTCTGTGTTTGATATAGTGGCTCCTGAAGCTGATTTGCAGTCAGTAATAGAGACTGTTAAGTTTCAGGTTGATTTAGTTGCTCAAAATAACCATTTATATGTTCAATTTGCTCAAGATGGCGGAGAAGTTCCAAGTGGAATTGCATTAAAGATTAAAGACTTGGAAAGATTTGAAGACTATCAAGATGATATTGAATTATGGAAGATGTATGAGCATGAATTATACCATGTTGAGAAAGAAATTGCAGATTATAATGGCATTAGACTACCAGAAAGTCTTAAATTAGACTTTAATGAGCCTGAATATCCTAAAACAATGCAAGATCAAATTCTTTGGGATAACCACAGGCTTCAAAACAACTTAATAACAAGAGCTAAACTGATGGTTGAGTACAATGATGACCTTTCTTTACAAGAAGCAGAAGCAGTAGTAGCTGAAAACAAAGCAAAAAACGAGGTAGAAATAGTTGAAAATTAAAGTAGCTTCAAATTTTAGTTTTGCAAAATTAATTAATTTCCTAGAAAAAGGAAAAGGGCTTGGAGAAACTATTGACAAATTCATAACAAACCCTTTAATAGAAGACTCAAAAGAAAGAATAAGAAATAACGAAGTTACGCCTAGAACACTTCCAGTAACCCTTAAAAGAAGAAGAGCAAGGAAGTCTCCGAAAACAATAAGTGACTCAACGCTATACGATACTGGCAAATTACACGACAGTATTCGTTTAAGCGATAAAAGAGGCATACAAACATCTATTATATTGAAAAATGCAAAAAGGATAGAAATGGAAGAGTATGGCAAGTATCATCAACTAGGTATGGGGAGAAACAAAAAAAGAGAGTTTTTAGGACTGTCTGACAAAGGCACCCTGGAATTTGGAGATGTAATTAAAATAGGACCATCTACTGCCGAAAAAGCCTCTACTGAAATCATGAAAAGAATGGTTAGAAGCTGGAAAAAAAGATTAGCCCGATAACTAGGAGGATATATGGAATCACTTGAAAAAAAAATGCTATTAGAGCTTTTAAAAACAATTAAAAAGTGTGATGATAGGCTAAAAACTCTTGAAGAAGTCCTCTATGTCGATGAAAGTGAAGCCGAAGATATTGTAACTCCTATAAGTAGAGAGCTTTATGATGCAGTCAAAGAAGCGACTGGTAGCGGTTTAGTCTTTATGGCTATCGCCTAATTTACCGTCAATATCCTTAATTTGCCCCTGTAGAGCCTTAATTGCTAGTTTCATTGCGTATATCTCTGCCATACAATAAATAATGCCTTTATCCCTATCTTTATTCGTTTTCTTTGCTTTCTTGCTCTTCATTCTCTCTCCTTATGATTTCTTCTCTCCAAGATTTTTTCTGTGCAGGCGTAGGTCTTCTAGCAGGTAATGGGTCAACACCCACTTTCTTTGCCCTTGAAAGCCACTCATTCCACTCTCTACGCTTCTTATTGTAGGCTTGTTTCTCTTTCTCTGTCTTTATGGCTTTTTTTATTTTCTTCTTTTCTTTACGCACTCTTTGACGCTGATCTTCAGTATTTCGTTCAGGTAAGTCTACGTTTGTATCAGGAACACTATCAATTATCTCTTCTACTTCAGCATCTTCGTAATCAATTTCCGCCTTTTCTGCTTTCAAGAACTTCTCAAAAGGACTATCAATAGTAACATTAACATTCTTAACTAACTTACCACTATGTTCCAACACAAGTCTTCCTGCCTGCACATTACCCGCTTTAGCCTCCCTGACCATCGCTTGCAATACCGCAGGCAGTTCTCCCCCAAATTCTACCATATACCTTTCGTATATCGCATCGACGAAGTTAGGGTTTTTCCTCCAAACATATATTAACTGCGCAGAAACGCCTAATTCTTTAGCAACTTCCGCAGCCGTAATATCTGGTTGAAGAGCATATAATTCTATCGCCTTCTGTACATCAGGTCTTTTTAATAAATCGCTCATCCGTAATAGTTAAAAGAGTTCCTTAAATACTGTTCTATCCACCAACAACGCCCATTATCCGAAGCCTTAAGGATTGCCTTTTTAATGTCTTTACCCCTTAAAGTAGACCTTGCTTTGTTCTTTTTCACTAAATCTTGTGTTTCCATTGCACTAATATACTACATCTGGTAGTTCTTATCCAAATTTTATCTGTAGTTCCATTTTGTATTTTTTGAGTCATGCTGACCCCAGAACAGATAATTGCCTTGTACGCCTTACCCCCCTAAAAGATAAAAGGCTTTGCAAAACGTGCAACACGTGCAGGGGGTTTGTAGTTGTTAAATAGATTATAAGCGCAGCAATAACCCTTTTTAGGCTCTTTTTTTAGATATTTTTAATATTAAATAAAAAGATCTTTTATTTAGTGTTATGGTATACAATAGAATGATATAATTATTCGGCTTTACATCTGTAATAATTCATATTAAATAAAAAAAAGCTTGCATAGAATCTTAAAAGGGCTTAACTTGTATTGTTACAATGAATTAATATAAGGAATTACATAAAAATGAAAAATTTAAAACATGTAAATATAATCGAAAAATCAAGAGGGCTAGTCTTCTTTGGTGTTGGAGATAAATTTTTTAGATTAGAAGACAATAGTTATTTTAGACATTACGAAATTAAAACGGGTTGGACTTTAATGGAGCTTGTCTGCTGTGGTTCGCATGAAGGTGAAAATCTAACAAAAAGAGATGTATTAATGCACAATTATGATGCGGAAATGTGGGCTATTTATAACACTAAAATGGAGTGTTTGTTAGAATTTGAAAACGAAGATAAATAAAAGGAGTAAATAAAATGAATAAAGAAATAAACAGATCTGAAATTGAGCTAATTGCAAACGGTGGATCCCCGTTTAAATTTTTAAAAGAAAATTTACAAAATATTATTAAGGCTGTTAAAATAGGTCAGTTAACTATGCAAACAGAGATTAATGATATAAAAGAAATACTAGAATTAGAATTTGGCGTAAAATTATGTTATTATGATGTAAAAAAACATTTAAAACATTTAGTGTCAAAAAAGACTTTAAAGTGCAACAGGGTTTACGGTGATTTATATTTTTTTATAAATAATTAAATAAAAAGGAGAAATAAAATGTACAAAATGACAATAGAAAAAAACGGTAAGAAAAAAGATATTAAATTAAAACATAATAGAACTTTAAAAGCTAAATATTTAGCACCTACTAATTATAGAGGATCAAGAGTTAAAATAACTGATTGTAGGCATTTAGATAGCATTATTATTAGTTATGATTATTCTTTAAACGGCGTAAAAGAAATAGCACTATCAGAACTAATTAAAAAAGGTATTAAAGTTAATTCATTTTCTTATGATGAAAAGTCACATGAATATATTTTTAATACTTATGACTTTAAAACAAGCATAAAAGGGAGCTAACATGAATAAAAAGCAATTAGAATATTTTATAAAAACTGATAAACATAATTTATTAATTATGGATGAGAATAAAATAAAATACTTATTTAAAAGGCTGTATTATAAAATAAAAGGCTTTTTTAATAGGCTGTTAGATAGCTTTGAAAAAATAGAGTCTAGCAAGCATGCAAGTAAATTCGTAATAATCAGCCTCTTGTGGCTTTGCTTGCTGCTTTGTATAGAGATTTTTAAAAGATTAATTTAAAAGGGGGTTAAAATGGAAAATAATGATTGGTTTGATTTTTGGAACAATAACAAAAAAATAAGCTTTCAAAATAAATTAACAGTTTTATTATTAGCTGTTAATAATGGAGATAAAAAAGCTAAAGAATTTTTAAATATAATAGGGGAGTTAAAAAAATGAAAAAAATAAAAATAAATATAGATAGTTTAAAAGGCTTAAAAAAGGCTGAAAAGTTGCAAAATTTAGGTTATATACCTTTGCATAATGGTTTTTTAAACCCTTTTCTAACTATGATAAAAGGCTCTGAAGAAGAAATAAAAGAGTATAAAAACAAATATTACAGATAATAAAAAAAGCATAATTAAAGCCCGTATTTCACGGGCTTTTTTTATATCTAATACTTACCATTACTTAAAATTTTAAAGGCTTTAAAACGTAGATATTTAAATTGATTTAATAGGGTTTTTGTTTAATGCTGCTAAATATTAAAGGCTAGATTTAAATTTATATATATAAGTATAATGAATATCAAAAAAGACATAATAAATATTATAAATTCGGTAATTATTTCGGTTGCTCTGATTTATAAATTTAGATTATAATTTTGAATTATAAATTGGAATTATAATTTTGATCAACATTTTAGATTATAAATTCTCTTTATAATTATAAATTTATTTTATTTTTTGTTTTGACCTTAAATATATTCATTATAAATTATTATCAAGTAATTAGAGATTATAATTATAAATAAAAAAGGGAGTTAAGAGTATGGAATATTATATTGACAGTAAGAATGATGCTAGAAAATATATTATAAAAAATAATAGATGTTTTTATACAGGCAAAGTAGGTGTTAAAAAAGATACTTGTTTTTTAAAATTTGTTTTAACTGCTTGTTATAAGATAAATGAAAAAAATATAAAAAAATGTAGCTTTGATAATTTTAAAAACATTATAGATAATGATTTATCTAAATCTTTTATTTCAGAAGTAGATTATAAAAAACTTTATAAAAGATAACAATTATAAATAAATAGGAGATTATAATAATGGCTAAAATTTTAAACTATCCAGCAGAACCAAGCCACATTATAAATTATATTGATACTGATACTTTTCAGTTCTTTATATATTGGTTAAGAGATAAACTTATAGAAGAAAATGAGTATGAGGATCGGCAGATTATGAACATTATAATACAGGCTATGTTTGAGAGTTATAAATACAACAATGAATTTCAAGAATTTCAAAAACAAAGAGAGGAGTTATAAAATGAAAGTTATAATTGAAGATTATAATGGTAATGATTTATTCACTTTTAATTCTATGGAGTGGGCAAAAATAAACAATGATGTTTTAAATGCCTTTAATTGTGATATTGCAGATATTGACACAGATGAAGAAGGAATTAAATATATCAGACTACAAGTAAAGGAGGAAGACAATGAGTAAAATAAAAGGACATATACACGATTTTTTAGAGCAATCTTACGAGTTAGATTTAGGATATGACTGGGATGACTTGCCGAATATAAATGATTTTGACTTTATAATTAAGCATAAAATTTCAAATCATGTTTATAAAAAAGGACTATCAAATGGTTAATATACGTTATACAGAGAGGTATCAAATAGATGATCGTTTATTTGATAGATGGGCTTATAAAATGGGCTTAAAGAAGGCAGCAGCCAAACAACAAATTAAAGACAAATTCACAGAAATAACTAAAGAATTTCTAAAAAAGGAGGGCTTAAGGTAATGGAAAATATATTTGATTGGCTTTATATTTCAGAATCAATATTTAAAATTATAATGATGCTTTACATTATAAATGCTTGTAAAAAATACATAAGGGAGGAAAAATGAAAAGAAAACCGATTAATATAGAAGAGTTGTTAAGAGATCATAGTTTTTATAAATCAATACTTACCAAGATTTATAAATTCAATAGAGATATAAACAGAGATATAAAACAACATCTGCAAAAAGCAGACCTAGAGGACTATTAAAATGTATGCAAGTGAATGTTGTGGGCAAGATCCGTTATATGATGTAGATAAAAAAGGTTTTGGTATATGTAGTTGGTGTAAAAAGCCAAGTAAATTCAAAAAACAGGAGAAGAAAAATGAGCAAAATTAAGTTTATAATTTTAGGTTATATTTTGGCGATATGTTTGAATAGTTGTGATTTAAGCATGAGTTATAACAATGAAGGTTTTGAGGTTAATAGTAGTTTAGGTTCTAGTCCTTATAATCCTGTATATGTTAGAATCGTTGAATAATACAACCTTTAGAGAGCAAAAGCATAGAGGAGTCCCTACCCCTTTCTCGAGGAGTAGGTTCCCTATGCCTTTAGAAATTACAACCTTCAGAGTCGCTTTCGTGCATACAAATTATAAATTAACTCATAATTTGCGAGATTTGATTTATTCATCGTTAATGATATATTCTCTACTCAAAATCTTTCGGATTGTATGTGGCTTTGAGAAACAACCCCTTTTGGTAACCACTTTAAACCATTATCGCCAAAAGTATCAAACCAAACCGATAACGGATTATAAATATATCATTATAATTATAAATTTGTCAAGCATTTTTATTTCGCTTGTTTATGAACTTATATTGATTTATATTAATTTTATAAATTATAACAAAGGAGAGTTAAGATGTTTAAAATACCAGAACAAATAAAAAAGATAGCAGAAAAATATAGGTTGAGTTTACCTAAAGACCAAAATGACAAAACCAAAGACATTTGGTGCGTAGGAATCAATTTCATATTGAAGCATGATGCAGTAAGCAGAATTGCAAACCATGAAGGAGTTGAGTTCTTTGAACCTAGAGTAGAGATACTTTATAATAACACAGATTTTTTTGGGGTTGCCATAATGGGTAAGGGTAGAGTTGTAAGAATTGCAGATGGTGGCGAGGACTATACAAAAGAAGTCTGGACTACATCTGATGCTACACGCGACAATGTAAAGGGTAAGGGTGGTTACTTCTTTAATATGGCAGAGAAAAGATGGAAGGATCGCCTTACATTAAAGCTACTAGACTTATATGAATATGGATTATATTCTGATGTAGAGGCAGAAGATTTTAAGAAAGAATCAGCACCAGTTAAGAATTATAATTTGGCTTCAGACTATATGAAGAATAATATGAGGCAGATATTTAGTGCTAAAGGTGTTTATAATAAAGATAAAGCCGAAGCTATATTTAAGACACTAACCAAAACAAAAGGTCAAATGATAAAAGACTTAATGGAAAGTGGCAAGATAGATTTAGCGGTAACAGAGTTTTATAAACTAGGAGATAGTAATGAAGGATAATGTTAAGGAAAGGCTTGAAGAACTATTAAAGCAAAAAGCAGAGCTAGAGCAAGCCTATCAAAGAACTATCGGTGCAATTTCAGTATGTCAAGAATTATTAAATAATAAGGAGAAGAAAAAATGAGTGCAATGAAGTTTCAAATAGGTGAGCCTAAAAAACTTACCCTGGCTTTTGATGAGCCAAAAACGGGTACTAATTCATACGGAGCATGGTATATGTATGGGGTTAAGAGTGATATAAATAGCGATAAAGATTGTTTCTTTGCTACTGAATCACTACATGCCATGATTAAAACTTTAGGTGCGAGAGAAGGTGATGAAATCACTATTGAAAAATGTCAAGAGGGAGAGATTGTTTTCTTTAAAGTTAATGGTCTTACTCTTAACGAGATGAATAGTGGTGGATCAGCAGAAAAAATAGCCGAAGCATCACCAACAAGCCAAGTAGATAAGTTAAAGGCTAGAATTAAAGAGCTAGAGTCAGAACTGTCTTCTTACAAAGACTCTAAATTAACTGATGCAGACATCCCTTTTTAATATTATAAATATGCCTAGTTTTAAAGATATAACTTTTGAACAATTTTATAAGCTATATCCTAGAAAGGAAAAAAGACCTTTAGCCGAAAGAGCATTTAAAAAGCTATCGGTTAAGGACAAGTTTGATGCTTATAATGGGCTTATAAATTATATTAAAGTTTGGTCTGCAAAGTATGAAGCAGAGGGATGGTTAACAAAAACACAATTCATACCGCAGCCCTCTAGCTTTATAAATCAAAGAAGGTGGGAGGATGAGATTGAGTTGCCAAAACAAAAAGCAGAGTATCGCAGAGATGTTACTGGAAAATTTTTCGTCGGATATTGTTCCAAGTGCCGAACCTCTGACTTTTTTAACGATTATGAACTAAAAGGCGATAGTAGGTGTTGCAAAGCCGAAATATTGCCAGAGAGGAAATAATGGATAACACAAAAAACATAATAGAGAAGTTAAGAGAATACGTTGAAAGCGTAAAGCAGTTTGATGGTGAAGAAGGGAAGCATTATGCAATCATAAGATTGCTTGCTAATAGTGTTTTGATTATGCACGATCAAGGTTACGACCTGCCAACAAAGACTCTAGCTGAACTAGAAAAACACTTATAGGAGAGTATTATGGAATATACTAGAAATGTATATGTCGTCAGATACGAAGATGGCGATGTGGAATTCTGTTCCTTTTACTGCAACCAAGCAGAAGCCATGAAAGGAAGAACAGAGTTCAAAAGAAAGTTTGGAAAAGAAGGTAGCGTAGAGAAGAAAGCCGTACCTTATACTAAAAAAGGTTTTGTAGACCTATTTAAACGATATGCAGTAAAACACAGAGAAAGGATATAAAAATTTGAGGGGAGGGTTCTTAACTCTCATTGGCTACTCACCAATCCCATCCTTCCCCTCACTACTATTATGAAAGAAAAAGTAAAAATGTACAAAGAATTGACCTTCGTTTATATTATAAATGGCAAGAAATTTTTATGTAAGAAAAAAGCCGAAAGATATTTAGAAAAGGTAAATAAAAATGCAGAAATGTAATATATGCGATTCTGAAATAGAAGAAGACAACGGAGACGTTGTTGGCTATTTTGGAATATGTCCTGTTGCTTTCTGTGTTTGGTGTATGTCCTCTTTGACAGATATGGTTATACAATATCAAGGCTTTGACGATATAGACACATTACAAGAAAGAATAAACGATCTTAAACAGGAGAATAATAAATGAAATACATGGTATTAATTGCAGGAATAACGATTGCTAGCGTTACTAACTTTGAGGTAACCAACAACGACACAACACACATAAAAACCTATTATAGTAACGGTAACATGGAAAGCAAGGGTATGAAAGTGCATAAGCTTAAAGAAGGGGAGTGGATTTACTACACAGACAAAGGATTTCCTTATAAAATAGAAAGATATAGAACTGGCAGGGTTTTAAAATCTTTAAACTTGAGAGATTATAATGGCTCATCCAAGTAAAATTAGAGAGCTTAAAAAGTTTGATTTTGACAACGAAAAACCTTATATATATTTTTTAATAAATAAAGGAGATGTTGTGTATGTGGGCAAAACAACCAACTTTTTAAGTAGGATTAGTAGCCATACAAAAAATGAATATGTTACAAAAGAATGGCGTGAAGGGGAGTTGGTCAAAATCAATCGTAGTTTAAAAAAATTTACAGAAATTCGCTATAAAGAAGTTGATAGAGTTGAAAGTTTAGAAGAATACGAACAAAAATGTATTAAAAAATTTTTACCAAAATATAATTTTTGCGCTTTTTCTAAAAGACAGCACGAAAAACAAAAAAACACAAAAAAACAAAAAACAATTCAGCCAATAAAACTTTCTGAAAAAATTGCAAAACTTATTAAGTGTAAAATATGCGGCACAAGAATGAATGAATTAAAACCCCACGTTCACCAAACGAAAAGTATGTATAAATTGAAAGATGGATCTTATTTGTGTGCAAGCCATATGTGTTTAAGAAAGCACCTTAACAAAAAATACGATAGTTTTGAGAATGAAGGAAAAAACTATACCCCAGATGAAAGAGAAGACATTAGGCTTTTAAGGGCTTGTGGGTGGAACGACATGTTGAAGAAAAGGTACGGATTAAATAGGTAGTTTTTACATACTAAAAAAGGAGTAATATGGCACATCCAAGTAAAGTAAAAGGCAACAAATTTGAAAGAGATGTTGTCAACAAAGCAAAAGAATTTGGTCTTAAATCAAAGCGAGCCTACGCATCCAATGGGGAATCACTAGGGATGCACGCAGAAGTCGACCTTATAATTGAGGACTACAAAATACAGGCGAAGATACGCAAAAGTATCGCATCCTATTTAGTGCCTAATGAAAATGTAGATGCCCAAGTTATAAGGGAGGATAGGGGGGAGGCATACATTGTGTTAAGGTTAGAAGATTGGTTGGAATTTATTAGCGGTAATTCTAACAATAATGTGGGAAGCTAATGGCGATAATATCATATAGAGGCGGAAGCATTGATGAGTATTGCTGCT